GGAAGTCGTAGGTGCCGAAACGTCTCGTACATTAAGTGATAAATTATTTCCACTTAATGTATATCCAGTCGTAGTTAAATAACTACTCGCGAAACTGCATCGCACAATTCCTAAAAGTGTATAACCATCTAATGCAGCACTGATGCTTACAGTCGCAATACCACTTTTCAGAGTTATTTTTTGGGTAAAATTTTTAATAGTAACATAATCATTCATTTTCGCGTTTAACGCATTGATCCCCAGCTTCTCCTTCAGCCATGTGATCAGCTGCGACACTTTTGTTTTTTTCATTACATTTCCAGTCGCATTAAGCAAACAATTCTTTTGCCTGCGCAACGGTTGTTTTCTTTGCCACATCTCCCGTAGCTGTCAAGAAACAATCTGTATCTGCCGGTGCCGTGTTGTCTGCGAATGCGCTGATTTTCTTTACATTTAATGCATCTGCCATATTATTCACCTCTCATTTCTTTTATAATTTTTCTCAGTTCTTTAATATCATCTTTTAGGTTGTCTATTTCGGATTTTTGCTGCTTGAGCATCGCGAACATCGCCGGAACCATAATACGTTCATTCCAGTTCTCAGGTTTTCCGTCTATATGGTCGACTGCCAGAGGAAAATATTTGTCAACGTCATCGGCATTGAACATCGGAAAATCTATTCCTACACGCTCATCATGTTCGTCAAGATAACCGTCTTTGTATCGTGCCATTATTGGTTTGATATTGTACAAATTGTCAACAAATTCTCTGGACAACTCTGCTCCAAGAATTTTGTAGCGTTCGGATGAAGAGCTGAATCTGGATAATTGGAAAGTATGCATGTCGATGTAACAGTTGTATCCCGCTGTGACTGTTGGATATTTGTGCAATATAATGCCACCGCGGAAATCCACTTCTTGATAATATGTTACATAAGTGTCATATTGGTCTGGAGTATTCGCCATAGTCACTACATCTTTTATTTCAAGACTGTCAAGCTTTACTTTTCCGGATCCACAATAAATCTCGTCACAAGAAAAATAGGCTGTATACAATTCTCCAAATGTTGCTTCAAAAATAAGTCCACCATCGTCACTGAACCGGGAATAAAAAATTCCTCTATCATCTTCAATGATGATAATTTCATCATCATCCGATAAATTTGTTTTGCCTTCAACAGGATGAATGGAAGCGCCGTCAAAAAGAAGTCCTGAATACGTCTGGGATACTGTAGTGTCAGGATTTAATGGATTTTCATACACGACAAGTCCATTGTAATTTAATGTTGCTTTTACCTTGCCCTCATCGTCGTAAATATGTAAAACACCATTTCCATTGTTTTTTCCGCCCAGTTTCAACAATCCGCCCATTGCGGCACTGAACGAAATGTACAGTTCCCCGTCTGCGCCTTTGTAAATGCCTTTCCATTGCCCGTCATTGGTCAGAAGCTTCAAAATATCGTCCTGTGTCAGAGCCGTGACTTCTGTGATAACATCAAGTTTGACTGTGTCAATCAGATTTGTGGTTCCACCCGATGCGTACAAGCTGCACCGTAATCCTACGATATCTTTTGAGCGAGCACCAATCAGTGAACCATCGCTGTCTGCGATCAATACTCCATCAGAATCCGCAAAAATGTAATCTACATAGTAGTTAACACTGGTCTCATCTGTTACACTCGAATAAGCGGTCTCCCATGTCTTTCCATCGGACGTTTCCTCAATCACAAATCTTCCGGCATAATCTGTTCTACCTGTGTTCTCGCCATCACGGTAGTACGCGCTAAATATCACAACATTTGGCGTTATGCTGTTTTCACTTTCTCTTTTCAGAATTGTTGTAGATGATTCTAACACGTAAGTTCTTCCGGGAGTGCCAGATTTCTGTTTAGAGACACTAAACCGTCTGGTTATGGCGAGAGCATTCAGATACACTGCTTTGATATCAACCCATACATTGTCTGCCGTAACTTCGCTAACAGTATAAGTGTGCGTAGCTTTATCCCAGATTCCGGTCACATTTTCAGATTCTGTGATCGTATAACTGCAATCGTCCGTTACGTCCATCGTGCCATACATTACCTGTGCGGTGGTCTGCACCTGTGGAAACTCTCCGGGAATGTTGCCGTTCTCATCAGTAGAAATCGCCTGATATTCATTCGAGAGCGTCATGGTCATGTTCTTAGCTGCTGCAACATTTTCATCCAGTTCTTTAATTTTGTCAGATAGGCTCACGTCTCCAATCATCAGATATTCTGGATTGATGTACACAGAATTTGTGTCCATGTTGACGGAAAAGATTATATTTCCTTGCCCGTCCTTAATAGTAAGCGCACCGGCGTTGATAAAATCCGCATTAATTCCTTCTGCGTATAACAATTTTACTATCATGGTTCCGGTTAATTGGAAACCAAACGGATATGTTTCACCACCATCATTGGATACGCCAATGGCTTCTGCTGTAAATTTGATGACATTCTTAGATTCTGCGAGTGTAGGTTTATCATGCAGGTAAGTTATAAAGCTTCCATCTTCTTGAGGTACCGAAGTTTCGTACAAGCCAGAAGAAGTTTTTAAGGTTTCCTCCAATATCTTTACTGCTTTCTCTCTGGCTGATTGTTCTTTTTTTACCAAGCGTCTTGCTTCTACGATTGCCTTAGTGAATTCTGACTGAAACTTACTCATTCCTCTGATAGGGTCGTCGGCTTGAGTTTTTACAGTAGTTTTTCCATTAACAGAGCAAGAAACGTCCGTCAGCGGAGTGATATATCTATTCCATCTGCGGTCGTAAGTATACGCCATATCTCCAAACTCAATGAGCGGATTATACGCAAGTTCTCCCGACATATTGCGGAATTTGGCTCCAATTATGGAATCGCCGATTTGAGCAGCTACCGTCTCCAAGTCCGAATCCGTAACAAGGTCGTTCTCTAATTCAAGGACATATCCTGTACTTCCGTACATGGCTTCATTTTCTCTATTTTTTAGCTTGATTCCAGTGATTATAATATCATCACTAGAAACAGTTGGACTTGTAAAAAAGTCTTTGAGCTTTTCAGATGTGTCAGTAGCTGATTCAATCAGTGTCAAGAATCCATCACTATCAATTGCCCAGTTCCCTGTCGGACTGATAAAGCTCTCTGAGTCAATATTTGCGCCGCCTTTAAATATTACATTTCCATCAGCGTCCACTACTGCGCTGTAATCTTCTTGTACATTGGAAAAATCCCATCTAATAAACTGCAAGTATCCTCTGTTATCCAGACGGGCGTTCGCAGTCTCAAGCATTGCCGCCCATCCGAATAACTGGCGAAATGTCATATTCTCTGGAATCTCTGATATAATCAGATTACCATGCTGCATTGTTCCGCCAAATGGGATGCCGAGAGTTTCACACGCATCTCTGACAAGGGTCTCTACCGACTGTGGAAGAGCCAGATTAGATGCATAAGCCGCATTCGCTTTATACATATCATCAAGAGCCGTAAAATTAAGCGTTTCACCGTACTGCTCCGGTGTCGTGATTGTATATACGCCTTTATCGATGGTTTCGACTGTACTGGCGTCAATCTGCATTTTGAGATATGCATGGACTTTCGCTTGATAAAAATAATAATTCTTCCATTGATCCTGAGAGTTGTCTAATTCAAGCGTCATGGACTTGGATATGACACAACCAATTGGAAAACTGCTACTTTCAGCGCAATCAGAAAAGGTGCAGTTTTCACCCATAATTTCATCTTTTGCGGTTTTTACAGTTCCGTCAAGAAAGGTGATCTCCACTTCCTGCCAGACTTTCTTTCCGTCCTGTAGTTTTTGTTTAAATGCGTCTGATACATTAATCAAGTGGATTCACCCCCTGCATGTTACAAGATATCTTGGAATAGTATTCTTCACCAGGTGCCACACAAGCCAAGGAAAACGTTCCTTTTCCAACATAGAATGATTCTGTGCGCCAATCATGGTGTCTGATGGAATAGTGGTACAAATTAAAAGGTTCCCCATGTATTATTGCGTTTATAAGTTCTTCTGCTTCTGCCACCGGTATGTTGCTAGCCTCATAGCCATACTGAACAACTGTAAATAACGGCACCAATATGGCTTTTCCAAATTGCGTACGGTTACTTCCTTCTGAGTATGTTGTTTCAAAATTACACGTCATATCCTTGTCTGGCTGAGGCATGCGCTTGCCATTTATCTTATACCTATCCGTTATAGATTTACTCAATAATATAGATGCCATGCACTCACCTCCTATGCCAGTTCAAACGGATTTCTACCGCTTGTATCACGTCTTAACTTTGCTTCTTCGATAATTTCATCAAATACTGTTCTTCGGTTGATCTGAGCGGTAAAACGATAATTTCCACCGCTCTGCTGTCCACCAGTTTCCTCACGAACAATTTTTCTAAGCAGTGCTTCTGGTGTTTCAATGTTATTACCCTGTTTCTGGTCACCAAGCACAGCCAGAAATTCACTTCTTGGTGGAATAACCGCACCTTTTGCCAGATATGGAATAGTCGGTACTCTTGGAAAACTTGCACTGAACCCGATCGTCTTAGAGCCGAATGGTGTAGGTACTTTCCACGGACCGAAAGAGAATGCGGATTCAATTCCGCTGATCGCACCGTTCACCGTACCGATTGCGCCATTTACGATACCGATAACTTTGTTGAATATCTCTTTGACTTTGTTTTTGATTCCCTCGAACGTATCAACAACCTTGTCTCTTGCGCCTTTGAATTTATCAACGATTCCATCAACTATCCTCTTTACAACTTCTTTTATAGTAGACCATATAGCACTCCACTTTTCTTTTGCACTTGATTTTATGCCATTCCAGATAGAAACAATCTTTTCTGCCAAATTACTTAATTTTGATTTTATTCCATCGACGAAAGCTATGGTTTTGTCTTTAATCCAACTCCATACCGCACCTGCAACTTCTTTAATTTTGTCCCAGTTTTTGTACAGCAATACACCAATTGCGATACAAGCCGTTACTGCCGCTATAAAAATTCCACCTGGTCCGATTGCCGTTGCGATAGCTTTAATACCACCAATGATTCCACCAGAACCGGTCATTAATGCGATAAGACCTTTTCCGAAATCCATAATTGTTGTAATACTTCCACCGATGCTTTTTGCCAGCCCTGCAATTTTTGCAGCCGCAAATGCTCCGATCAGAGCCGCACCGAATGCTTCAATGATTGATTGATGGTCTGCAAAAAATCCGGCCAAATCCGATACCAGATTGATTACTGTCGGAATTCCGGTCTCAATCAGCCATTTGAGCATTGGGAGGACAATATTGTTATAGATCCATTCAAGGACATTTCCGATGGATTCCAGAATCGGTGCAAACGTACTGGTCAGATTGCTGATAGATTCCAGTAGAGGATAGAAATTAAGGTTCGCTGCCCATGTCGCTGTATCCTCTGCAATTTTCTCAACAAACTGCATAACTACTACAAGGGCATTTGCAATGTTCTGTATGATCTGCGTTCCGACATTGTTCTTGCTCCACGCATCGGCAAAACCGGATGCAATATTTCCTATTGTTATAAGGACATTCTGAGCAATCCGAAGCATGGTCGTAAGCATTGTCGTACCTGTGCCATTTGTCCAGACCTCTACAAGGCTCTTACCTACACTCTTAGCGAGCTTTGCAATTCCCGACAAAGCAATGTTTGCCGCATCAATGGTGTTCTTGCCCTCTTTTTTCCATGCGTCCTGAAATGGCTTCCAGAGTTTCTTGAGAAGGTCAGCAAGCTTCTTTGCGGAATCACTAATCTTGTCAAGTGCGGTTTCACCCTCTGCGAGATTGCCATAGTCCACATTTCCTACTGAACTCGGAAGACCACTGCTACCTGTTCCGCCACTTCCACCAGATGAAGATGGCGTGGAAGATGAACCACTACCTGTAGATGTGGCTTTGTGAACTTCATCAAGCGACGAAAGATAGTTTTTTGTTTCTTTATTTGCTTTTTTTGTAGCTGTTGCATTATCTTTATTGGCATCCGCCAATTTCTCTGCATTATCTGCCGCCTGTCCATACTGATCCGCTGTATCTGCGATTGCGTCTGTTCCGGCAAGACCTGCTCCACTTCCACTTGTCTGACCAGATGATTTCTTGCCAGTGATAAGCTCCGTGAATGACTTGAATGCATTCGCTAGGGTTGCCAGCTTACCAAGCAGAACATTAATTACTTTCAGAACGGGCGTGAAAATATTAATCAATCCCTGTCCGACTGTTGCTTTGAGAGACTGCAACTGCAACTGCATCACTCGTACCTGGTTCGCCCAGCTGTCAGAAGTACGGATGAAATCACCAGATGCAGCCGATAACTGTTTCTGTACAAAAGCCAAGCGGAGAGCTACTTTCTCCTGTTCAGTCATTTCGGATGTGGTTTTGCCGTAGCCATTTGCTAGTGCGTACTGGTCAAGTGCGCTTTGTGTAAGGACCACGCCCAAATCTTTGAGCGTTTCCGTTTCGCCTGTAAACACTGATTTCAGCTTAATATAGGCCAAGTCCTGACTAATGTTATAAAATGATGCTACATCACCAGTCAACTGCGTCAGGGCCGTTGACATGTCGTAAGCCTGTGATTCTGAAAATCCGAACGACTTAGACATTGCTCCGAACGTACCGACATACCTTTTTGCCATTGTCTCTGACAGTCCGGCAGAGGTCATGGCATTCTTTGCAAATTCATTGACTTTATCCGACATTGTGGTAAATGTAACATCGACCACGTTCTGAACTTCTGCGAGGTCGGAACCAAGTTCTATAGACTCTTTACCAAACTGAATTAGCTTACCAACAGCAAATGCAGAACCAACTAAAAAACCAATTCGCTTTACTATCGTTCCTAATCCTTCAAACTGACGGCCTAAAAGATTTACTTTTCGACTTGCACCGGAAATGTCCATTTTATTAAATGAGCTAGAAACCGTGGTGCCTGTTTTTTTTGCCGAATTCCCCATTTTGTCCATAGAGTTTTCGACTTTTTCTGATTTTTGCTGTAAAGATTGAAACGAATCTTCGAGTTTTTCAAATCCATCGTGAAATATGCTATTAATATTTGCATTTATTTCCTTGACCGAGTTTGCTAAATCTTTAAATGCCGCTTGTACTTCTTTGACGCCAGACGATATTCCGTCAGTATCTATCCTGGTATCAATAATAATTGAGCCATCAGCAGCCATACATTCACCTCCTAACTATTTGAGGTTCAACATCTCATTCAGCGCATCCTTGTACGCTTGCTCTTCATCGCTGAGACGTGTTTTTATGTCAATAATATTCTTGTTTTCCTGATAGAATTTCTTTTCCCATTTATCGAGTTTTTCGCCCTTTGCCTTTTTTGACCGGATTCCAACAACTGTGTTGAATAGGCATTCACCGGATTCCATGAAGTACCCAAAAAACGTCCACCAGTGCATATATGGCACTGCTCTGATTTCTTTACCGGCAACTTTGTTCACAGCCGGCACGATCATGTCTCCGTCTTGCTCCCAGTCCATCAAACGGGGTTTAGGGTGGTTCGAATTATTGTCAGATTGTCCGCAGTCGATAAAATCCGATGCTTTCTGACAAGCTTCATCCAGACACTCAGCCGGTATACTCTGCCAGTCCTCAAACAGAATCTGTAACATAACAACTGCTTTTGCCTGTTCGTCCAGTTCCGGGTCGTTCATGGCTATGAGAATATCAATGATTGCTTGAAAATCTGTCCTGATAGAAAAATCCACCCCACTTATGTTTAGTGAGGTGGGAAGCTCATAGGCGGTCATTTTGCATACTTCTCCGTATACTTATTGACTGCTGCCTGCATTTTCTTCTTTCTCTTTTCGATTTCCGGCTTTATCGCATCACTGATTTTATCTAGAACAATGTAAGCGAACACCTGACCGTTTCCGAATACAGTGGTTGCCGTGATCGGCTCCTTGAACAGGTCTTTTGACGCTTCATATCCGAGCAGATAATTGATTTTATCCTCAATCTGTTTATTTAGTTCAGCCATTTCTTTGCCGGAAGTGACCTTCTGAATAGAATCTTTAAGCTGTTCAAAGTACCCTGCCGATTCCTCTGCACGTGCTGCTACATTAATGTCCGTCGGATTCAGTTTGAAAGAAGAAAAGACTTCATCTTCATTGTTGGTGAATGTGAATGTAAAAATTCCATCATCAATTTTGGTATTAATTACTTTTGCCATTTAGCATATCCTCCTTGTGTATGTGCTTATTCACTGTCGGCTGTGAATGTACCGGAACTGATATCAAATTTTCCTTTTACACGTTCACCAACATAGTTAACGGTAAACGGAATCTGATAGCCGGATGTATTACCCCCGTAGGAGGTTGGCACAACATAGCACGCCTGCTGATATGCTTCATACTTGTCTGCTGTGGCTTCTACCCAGAGATGAACCTCGACAGCTGTTGTTTTGAGGTTGTCGTCTTTGTATCTGTTGTCTACAATCTTCTGCAATGCTCCAAACAGATCAGATGTGGTATCTGCATAGAACGGATCAGCTTCTGATGAGGCTTCGTAACCATTGTGTTGAAATGAGGGTTGTCCAAGAATATTCTGAATTGTTTCGGTGTCTGGATTGAGATCTATGTTATACTCTTCCAGATCTTTTCCAAGACGCTCATATTTCGGTGTCAGTCCTCCACAGAGAGAGCCTGCATCGATATAGTGAGCCATGTATTTACGGTCAATCCTGCCTGTAACTGCCATAGAAATGTCCTTTCTGCCTATAACTTTTAAAAGGCTGTGTAGGTTAGCGACTATCTCCAATTGATAGCCGGTTGTTACTTGCTATATTACTTCATAAGTGTTTTCGTAGCGTACTGACAATGGCAATAACCAGTCCTGTACGCCGTTCTCCTGTGGTTCTGTACCGTAGGAGTTGCCACGGGTGATACGTTTTATCACTCGCCCTTGCGAAAGCTCAGGAAACGCATCTAAACGCGTCTCAGAGCCATTTATGACAACTGGTTCTCGACATATCCATTTGCCAAGACTGTCAAGGAATTTCTGGACAGACAATTTCTGCCTTTCCTTGTCGGATGCTGTTCGGTATACTACATAGAACGGATACTGGCATACCTGATGCATTGTTCCACAAACGTCCTCTTTTTCTGAATAAATCAAGGCACCGTTGTCTGCTGAGAACGCAATTCCTGATTCCTTGCCAAGTTCTTCAAACTTGATTATTTCATTGTCGTATAGTCCCGGATACTGGTTCAGAAGTGCTTTCATGGCATCTGTCAGAATATCATATCCGGTTGCATCTACTCCGATAGGTTTATCCGCCATGTCTGCCACCTCCTGCCTGTGCTTTTACCTTGCGAATCCATGTACTGCCGTATTTTCGTTTAGCGGCATCGAACCATTCAGCTTGCGCCTGAGTATGCGGTGATTTTGTATATTGAAGATTTTCTTTTGCATTCGTTTTACCGGAGTACTGGCTCACAAGAACCTTTTCCGCATCGTGTCTTGCCCATGTACTACCTGTTGCGGGGTCTACCATGGTTTTTCCAAAATAAAGAAAACGTCCATAAGGAGCAGCCGCAGCGCATACAAATCCAGTCCCTTGCATTGATGTACTTTTGACTCTTGTTCGGTCAATAAAATCTCCCGAAATCATTGGCATAAACTCTATCATACTGTCCATAACCATTCCATCAAGGAGATACTGGGCTTCTTGGTACTGTCTGGAGAATCTATCCATATTCAACTTGATTTTCATATCTCCATCGACTACGGAGAATCCTTTAAAATGATGAATCTTACTCATATTACTTACCCAGAATTTCAAAGTGCGGAATCAGTGTATATGGGCCACCTACACTGGTAATCTTGAACACGTTATCCTTGTTCTCGTTCATGTACTGATAGAATCCGCTCCGATAATCACCATCAGTTACCGTCCCACCAGTCCACTCGCCCTCCCAGAAGAACGATTCATCTGAGAATGTGATAGTATCCTCTAGAGCGTTGTTGATCTGCTGTTTCCACTCTTTAGGCGGCACCCATGGGAGAATCTTACCGTTTTTATCAGCAATTGTTATATCACCGTTCTGGACACTATAACGGATGTGTAATTGCGCGTTGTCAGTTGCATCTGGTCCGTACTTTTTAAGGATTGCCCCTTTGTCCGTAATGAGGTCAACACCAGATAGTACATGAGGATACCAGTACGCATCTCTTGTTGTCGGACTCTCATAATAATTGAAAATCGTCACAGTTTTTTCGTACATGATACCCTCTCCTTAATTATTCTTTCTGCACTGTCTGCTTAATAACCTGATTCACACCAGTAGCCGACAATCCGTTAAACATACCGACTGCAACTGCTGTGATATAATCCGTTGCCGGGAAATCCGGGATAACTCCCATTCCGACTGCTCCGAGAATTCCACCAATAACCGCCATGATTACCGGAATCCATTCATCGGAGATTCTTTTTGATGCTTTACAGCCCATTCCTACGATGTAGCAAATCATAACAATTGCTATACATGAGCCTAATGTTGAAATGTCCATTATTCAGATACCTCCTTAAATTCTTCTTCGAACTTATCCTTTGCCATTGTATCGAAATATCCTTCTTCATCACGCAAGATGTAATCGCCAGGTTCCATGAATGCTGCACCGCATCTTTCGTCATCTTTGAATAAATTAGGATATGTTGAAACTCTAATGCACGGGGTTCTGAAGTTATTAACAATTTTTACCGAATTGCCAACAAACTTTTCAATTTGAGCGATGCTCTCAGAAGTAGCAAAACACTGAATAGCTTCAACTATAGTCGGTTTTATTCGTACATATTTCATACTCACACCCCCGCATACAATACTGGTATTCCATCATCCGTTCTTACTCCCATCAGAAGCGGTAAAGCCGTCTTATAAAGTAAGTCGTTTGTTTTCTGTATATCTCCGGCGGCGGCATACACCGCACTCCATTCCTTTGCGCCCGATGCTTTCTGCTGAGGTGTGGCGTAAGAGATGGATTCACTGCCAGAAGATACAGATGTTACAATGCCTGTTGAGATGTTCCCGACATTTATGTCGGTTACATTTGCCGATGCCTGATTGATAGCATTCTTCTCAGCAAGCTCAATCTGATACATTAATTCAGACAATGAACAGACTGCCTTTTTGATGCGCTTCTGTGAGCGTTCATTTGTCGGCAGTCCGTCCACCAACCTGTCAAATGTCATTATGTTCACAAAATCACTGGCTCTTTCTGCCAGTCGTGGAAAGTCAGCTTCTGGCACGACATTGCCGAATGATTCTGTATAGAATTTATAATCTGCATAAGCCATGCCAGTTACCTCCTGCGTTTATGATTTTGCTGTTACGCTTGCACTTCCGGCATTCAGTGCCTTGTATGTTCCGTCACACTCAACTACTGTGATCTTCTGTCCGGTTGCCGCCTTGATGTCAGCTTTTCCGTCCCAAGAAGTCCAGTTTCTGAGATTCTGTCCATATCCGACAGTTACTGCATCTGCTGCGACTTTGTATTTATACACATTGCCGGCATTTTCCTTAGCCGGATTTACAGTGATTTTTGTATCACCAGTTGCTGTTCCTTCCGCAGATGTTACTACCAGAGTGCCAAGTGCTGGTGTCTCATCAATGGTAATTACTGCAATTGCATCAATGTACTCCGCAAAAAGAGTAAGTCCCATAACCGCGAACGCTTCAGACACTGCCGTGTGGTAGTTGCCCTGTGTATGGAATCCGATCAGATTTGTCTCGCCAGATACAGTGTATACAAGGCCTGCTCTTGCGAAATCAGATTCGTTTGGATCCACATAGTAAAGAACGATGTTCTCAACAGGTGTAGCGATAACCTGTCCACGTGGGATCTCACTGTCAGATAACAGGAAGATGGTATTGAATCCCATGAAATCCTTCATGTATTGGAATCCGAACTGGTTCTGAATAGTGATCTCAGCTGCTCCGAGGTATTCATATACGTCCAGAATATTCACAAATCCAACAACACCAGTCACATTTCTGTGCATCTGCTTGAATTTGTTTTCAACACGACCCTTAGCCATTGCCAGAGCCATCTGGAATGTGGTTTCTGTGGAAGTAAGTGTACCGGTTTTCAGATAATCATAGAATCTGCCGGTAACATTGGTCTGAAGCTGGAAAAGGAATTCGTCATCGGTCATCTGAACAGCGTTCTCATAACCGTGATCCTTGATTGCTTCGATAGATACAGCCTTTGCGTACTTCTCAATGCTCATTTCTGCATAAGGCTTTTCTTTTACAGTGAATTTGCTGTAAGGGATTTCTTCGCCCTCTTTAACATTTCCGTCCTGCAATGTGCCTTCTGCGTATTTTGATTTAAGAACCGCTCCGGGTGTCTTTTTGATTGGACGCATGATACCAAGAATCTCACGCAAGTGCTCCCAGTTTCTTTCGAATCTGGTTACAAAGTCAATCTCACGTGCCGTGACCTGGATATCATTTGTCATAATAAGATTAGCTTTTGCTGCCATATAAAAAATCCTTTCTACCCATAACTATTAAGGTATTGGGTTAGCGGCTATACTCTGGCGTATAGTCGGTGTAAAAATCACTGGAATAACTGGATATTCTGAGCAATTGCAGCCTGCCTCTCGGACGGGTCTTTGATCGCTTCGATATCTTTTTTAGTCATGCTTCCCGGTGTCTGCTGCTGTCCAACGTGAGTGGTAAATCTTGCCTGATTCTGCTGAGCCTGCTGCTGAGATTCATCCACAAAAGCGGATGCGTCAGACTGCTTCATCTGTTCGATCAGATCATTCAGCCCAAGGATTTTACCGTCTTTCAGTTTCAATCCTGCTTCCTTAATGTCTGCCATAACAGACTTCTTTGCCGCTTCACTGGAAAACTTAACATCGTCGAGTGCTGTTTTCAGAGCATCTGAGAAATCACGGTCGTAGATTTTTGCATTGAATTCTTTCTCTGCATCTGCCGCTTTCTGTTTCCAAGTCTCTAACTCGGTTTTAACATTCGCCGGGTCGATACCGTCGAAACTTTTTAAGGTTTCTTCTGCTGTCTCAGCACGTTCTTTCCAGTCGTCGCGTTCTCCCTCGACTTTTGACAGGGTTTTTGCTACTTCTTTAGCATTCTTATAATGCTCAGAGAGTGCTTTCTTCACATCTGCCTGTTTGTCCTCCGGGATCTCAATTCCAAATGATTTTAATGTGTCAATAAGTTTCTGCATATATATCCTCCTGGTCGTGTTTATTGACCTGCCGCCGCAGGTAAATGGATTAAGCCAGTTAGACCACTGGCAGGGTAACTGGAATAACAGGAATCGAACCTGTGACGCTCTGATTAACAGTCAGATGCTCTACCAACTGAGCTATATCCCATTAACCCGGATTCCCGGGTTAGCAAGGTATTTTACGTGCTATGCCTAAACACGAGACGTTTCGGGCTACGTCAACACCGCCTATACGGTCGCGCACCTCGCACGGGTTGGATTCCACTGTTCAGTTATACGCTCTCACAAGGAGGTATGCCGCCATGCACTAGCGACAATGGTACGTGCCGGAAATTGCATCCGCTTTTCAACCTCATGCTTCTTGTGTTGGCTAAACACTGCATTTTCTATTAAGGACACGCACCCCAGAAAGGAGGAGTCAATGAAAAAATGTCTATGTCAAGTGGCGGCAACCACTTACGAATCTTCCTTATGAATACATTTTACCACAGACTCTCCAAAAAGTTGTGGTACATGTTTTGACCAATTAGAGCATATCACGGAGTTTTTCCACGTATCTCTTGACAAGATCACGTTCCTCCCGGCACTCTGCATCCTTGGACATATCGCTCATTTCTGTTGTAAGTTCGTCCAGATGTTCTTCCAGAGCGGCAAGCATCTTTCTCTTACAGTCCTCAGATTTGCCGGAACGATAACTCTGTTTCTGCGCCATATAATCATCGTAAGCATCTCGTCCATCAGAACGGCTGTAATGCCCTCTGACGTAATGCTCACCACGTCTGGCATAAGAATTGCCCCGGTCGTAATCTGGCATCATTCTGCCATCATTTGCGCTGTATCTCCCCATACTGTCACGTTTTCTTCCACGTTCGCTGTAATCGTCATTGTAGCCACCACGCATCTCATCAAGGACAGTATTGTAATATTCCACTTTCTTGTCCCAGTACTGCGTATTCTTGATATCTTTGTACATATCAATCAGTTTGTATGTCATTTCCAGATTTCCGGTGGTCAGTCCATTGTCAGCGATTTTGGACAGTTCGTCTTCAATTCTTGCACATAAGTCTTTAATATCTCTCATAACTGCACCTCCTACGCTTCTCTAGTCACAACAATGTTTGCGTTCGCAACAGAAACATCCTGATCGCTTGTGTTCTCTACTGCGATATTAACGCAACATCCGCGAGGTACGTCAATATAGATACCAGAGGACACATTGTTATACTGATCTACTGCTGCCGGTGTGGAAATCATCTGTGAAGAAAGAACCGGCTCACCAGAAATTGCAATAGCCAGAGAAATAGCTCCGACAGTGCCGCCTGTTGGAATTGCGATATTACCAGAAAAATCCACGAAGAATCTCGCTTTGCACTGGTTAGTAATTCCTCTCAGGGTGATGATTCCGCTTCCCTCTCTGTGCTGAATACAGTTAGAACCTTTAACTGCTGTGTTTGAAAATACTACGTTTCCATTTGCTGCTACAGTCTGAGCAGCTACATTTGTAAATTCTGCCATAAAAAATACTCCTTTCGTATCACAAAAGGACAGGTCTCAGCCTGCCCCTCTGTGTAATACGGCATAAGCCGACATTCGAATCAATCGAAAGATACTCTCGATATGAAGTTATCAGCAATTGCATCCAGTGTTGCATCCGCATCCGTAAAATGTGTTCGGATTAGGAACCTGATATGCCGGAATCGGTGCTGGATTGATCGCATTAATGAGCTGCTGTGTCTGTGAAGCCATTGCAGTTGTGAGAAGTGCACTCTGGCGATCCTGAGAAGCAGCACGTCTGAGATCATTGTTTTCAGCCTGAAGAGAAGAAATCTTTTCATTGCAAAGATAATCAAGAATTGCTCTTGTTCCTGCATTCTGACTGTCAATAATGTCTCTTGTGTTGTTGTTCATGGTGTTCTGGATTGCACAGGCGTTGGTAGCCATATCATATCTGATCTGTGCCTGTCCCGCCCTGTTGTCGCAGCAACACTGAGCTAACTGAGACTGCAATGCGCTGGTGTTCTGCATATTTGCTACAGTATCGGCATTGATTGCCTGCTGGATTCCAAATCCAGTCTGCATGATGTTTGTATTGATTCCATTAAAACCGGTAAGCATACCGTTGTTCACTGCGTAAAATCCATCACAGAGACCGTTATTGATTCCATCAAGCTTGCTGATTACTGCGGAATTATCGAATCCTCTCTGAATGTCTGCCTGAGTAGCTGCTGTGGCTGCATATCCGCCTCCATTGCCATTATTTCCCCAGCCGTTGTTTCCCCATCCGCAGAATACGAATAAGAAAAGCACGATAAGCCACCATGCACCATCTCCGCCAAACATACCATCATTATTTCTACCGTTTCCAGTAGCAGCGGCAATATCTGCTAAGCTATAATTTCCATCCATAGTTATAATCTCCTTTATTGTGTATTTACATCAATCTGGCCAGATTGTAATGTACTATTTCATATTCTTCAGCAGATTCTGAAACTGCCCTGCCATCTGCTGAACCTGATTAAGTTGCTGCTGGGAAATCTTTCCAGACTGTAGCATCTTCTGGACTTCTTCCTTTGGGTCTCCCTTAAAATTCTGTTTGAACTGCATAAACTGCTGTATCATTTGCATCGGACCGTTACCCTGCGGCATTCCACCACCAAGTGCGTTGAATAATGGATTACTCATCTGCGTTTCCTCCCTTGACCGCTGATTCCTGCACGGTATTAGCTCTAACAGGTTCAGAAAAAGAATTTAATCGGTTTATGATAGCTTCGTATTTGCCCTTTAAATCATCATATTCCTGTCTGGTGACGTATTTACTGTCCATGTTCTGAACAGGCTGTTTAGGTGGCATCTGAGTGCCTACTTCATGATACTCAAACGTCCGTAATGGCTGTGGCATACCGGAAACGTCCGTGGATTTTATGTAGAACTTTTCGCTCTCACTGTCCATCAGTAAAACACTTGTTCCGGGTGCTACCAGATAAGATTTTGCGCCGACTTCTCCAGACACCCACAGGATGCCATTGTTATTCTGCTGGGGTTGCTGTACTGGTTGAGCCGGCATCTGGACAGGCTGCTGCTGAAACTGATTCATCTGTCCCGGAACACCAAAACTGTATTGATAAGGATTGTTATATAATGCCATCTTATGCACCGCCTTTCTGATTATATTTTTGCATAAAAAAAGAACCGGAAACAGTTCGTTTCTGGCTCTAATTAGTGTCCAAAAAGTATCAGCATACTTTAATTATTTTATTATTCACCCTCCGGCTTAATCGTTTCGCCGTGGACATGCTCACATTCATCTGTTCAGCACAGTACTCAAGCGTATATTCCTTGCATCTCAGCCGGAACAGTCTTTCTTCATCCGGTGTGAAATTACACTCTGTCAAGAACCTGTCTATATCTTTCTTAGTGAATACATATAACTTCATGAGCATACCCCTTATTAATGCAATTAACGTTGATTCTGTGCAAGATAATTTGTAAGCTTCTGTTTTGTTTTTTTTAATTCCTCCACATTGTTGCCGCTGATCTGACTGTCCAGCATGGTCGACAATACTTCCAGAATTAATGAATCTCGTTCTGCAATTCTCCGAAGACTTTCATAATCTCGTCTATCATGTTCTTCCAGTGTCTCTACTCGCTTATTGAGTCGGAACGCCGGTGTAATCCATTTAAAGATTACAGCTGCTGCACCTCCAACAATGGACACTCCTCCGCAGACTGAAAGAAACAATTGAATAAATTCCTGTATGCTCATTTAGCTACTCCTTTTCCCAGTAATATACCGGGATCTCATTACCACTATCCCATGTATCGAAATATTTGCCGTTCTGCGCTGTCACCACATGGCCATCTATGCAGAGGATATATGTACCTGTCGGATGATCTGCGCAAAAGTCATTGACTGTATAGATATATCGTTCTGACTGCTCAATCAGTTTGCGTCTGTATCCATGCTTATAGAGGTACGCTCCCCAGACATAATTTGCGCTCGGCATATCTGACAGAGCACATGCCTGTATCATTAATCCGGCGAATACCGTTTCCCAGTCAAACCCGGTTGCTTTGCATATTGCCCGGACAGCGCAATCTCCGACTCGATTCCCGGCAGGATTTGGATTGTAATATTCCCATCTATCCATCAGTCAATCCCCTTTGCTGTTTTATATCGTCTTGCCGCTCCTCTGGCTTTTGCAGCGTTCTGGCGGTTCCACTTAGCGATCATGAGCCGGTCTTGCAGTTCCCTCAGGTCATTCCGTTTGCAGTAATCTTTGTATGCAGCATTTTGTTTTTGGAGAAGGTAAGACTTCCGGTCAAGGTCTTGTTGGAGTGCGAATTTTGCCTTTTCATTCGGTGCATTGTCAACTCCTGCTTGCAGTCCAAGAACCTCTCTCTTCGTTTTGCGGATTCTTCGCTCATAAGTACGTTGCCGCTGTTCTTTTTCGTACTGCTTGCCTTTATCAGCTTTATCCTGTGCTGATAGTTCTGCATAAGGATTAAATTCTCCGTCACTTGCCCCAAAGCTATGCCGACAGTTGACCCCTGACAGTCCACTTGCCGTCCCATATCCAGTCAACGAGAACGGTGGAAATTTCTTACTCTTGCCAGAACGAGAGTATATCTTGCCTTGCCACCATGAGTGATTTCCCGGATTCTCACCGCCATCACCCATTCTGGCTCCTATGTGCGCACTGACCAAAACTAAATCCCAGTCCATTTCTTCCATGCGCTTTAGAGATATATCTCCCGTAGCCTGCGCCACACCGGTTCTGACAGAGCGTGCTACTGCTGTTTCAATCGTGTCTTTTCTGCCAGATGAATATGTGACGGTAACGCCATCACTCACAACGTTATTAACTGCTTCTTTAATGGCTTGCGTATACCCAACTGCTCCAGTCATCACATGATTATATGCAAGGTCGCATTGTTCGATATAGAGTCTCTGAGCGGCACTTGCAGTTGTTCTTGTGAAGTTCTTCCACTCGCCCATGGTTGCAAGCATGTTCCGTTCCATGAGCCTTATCATAGACGGAGACTGTTCAAGCGGTACAGGGCTTAACCCTGCCGCCTTATATATCTTGTCATCGTAGTTCATTGCAGTGATTCCGGCATCCTCAAACGCTTCGAAAAGCTCCTGCTGTTCACGTTTCGTGTATCTGGATAGTTCCGCTAGAATGTCCTCTAGCAATTCACCAGATTCCTGTAGCGTTCTGATTCTCCACGCATCTGCATTGGTCAGAATATAGTCCTCACCTCTGCCGATTCTTGCCATCATTCGAGATACAATCTCAGAGATGATATACTGATGCAGTTCTTCGGCAATTTGCTCACTTCCCTCTGTTATCCGACGTAAATATTCTGGACTAAGTATAGCATATCACCTCTTTCGATAAAAGTCGTGGTACATGTTTGGGCTTTTTTGATGGTTAATTAAAGCTATGACTAAATATCAGATAAAATTAGTCATAGAAAGTTATAGATTAGTCATAGAATTTAGTCATAAAGCCCTCTTTAGTTAATTAGTTAAAAATTGTGTATATGCAATAGCACCAGCAATCTGCTCTGCAATTTCATAAAATCCTGCGTTATTCGGATGTAGCCAGTCCGTAATTACTCTAACTGTTTCTTCACTCCCTTTGTAAATTGGGATCATTTTATAAGGAGAAAAGTGGATACTGTCAAACAAAAGTGCAATATCAATATATGTGCAAAATGATGAATATGAAGTATTTTTACATAAATCCTCATACCCTTTATTTAGGTTTATAACTAGCCTGTTAAAAGCAAGGGCGTTTATTGATGTTTGAATATTATTGGCATACTTCTGACCAACGCAAAAAATCTTGCAATTAGGATATTGAGAATGAATAATATCAACAAGCGACCTCATTCTATCAACTGTTGTTCCTGCGATTGTATCGTAATTTGAAATACCCACAATCAAGTCATTTACACCACATTCAATGACAGCGTAATCAATGGTTTCCGCATTCGCATATTGTTCCATATATTTTACTAATGACACATTCCCATCATAAAGAAATGGGTTATTCCATGTTACTTCTGGTCTGCCTTGTGAATTATCTGTTTTTATATAATCCATCAAAGTAATTCCACCAACACCGCAGTTTTTACAAGTGACATCGTCATTCGTATCTTCTTTGTGACCTACGAAATTAAGATTTGTAAGACCTAAATCGACTGTAAGATTTCTTTTAACTTCACATGGTAGAACTCCCATATCAGTAAAACTATCACCAATTAAAAGTACATTCTTTTTACTTGATGGATTTGTCAATTTAGATGAATCAGCAGTTCTCAACCATAAAGTTTTTGAAAAATATGCCTTTCCGGTCACTTTATCTTTGATATATACCGGAGTTCCCTCGCCACTATCAGCAATCGCAATACAATTATTTCCTTTGTTTGTATAAACGGAATAATTATTTTGCTCTGTGTATAGAGCATAACCTGATCGTCCAACGATTAAGTTCTCTATAGGAATCTTTCTATCTCTACCCTGCCTGCCTTTAATTCCATAAATAGTTGATGGACAAAAGAACTCTATATCTGATTGATAATCTGTTTTATTATATGCTGAATTTGCCTTTTCAAGAGCTTCTTCCGCATTGAAATTATCCTTGATGGTTTTCTGACCATACGGGATAAATTTAGATGGTATAGGGTTATTTACAGTAATCATATCAACAGTTAGCCATGTCCCTTCTGTTGAATGGTTTGTGTATGTATAACAGCAAAGTCTTACATAATAGGCATTTTCCGGAACAGTTGCTTCTAGTCCTCTTGTACTCTCATTGCTCATGTATCCGATTTGCGAGAGATATTTTTTGGAAGCATCATAAAAAGCAAATGTGTGTATATTAGAACCTTGGTATTGAAGCTTTGCCCTGATTATATTTCCTGGTGTGCATGGGATATATCCGCTTATAATAAAGTTATTGGCATCCATGATGTAGCTAGACGTAAGATTTGCAAATCTTTTATTTAACTGCAAATCAGAATCTTCTGTATTTAACATATTTACTGATACATCAAAAGTTACATCTTTTAAGTTACCTATATCTTCCTTTAGCGAATCAGTTTCTGCCTTTGCTTCTTTGAATTTATCGCCTACCGCTTTGGAGTCGGCAAATGCTCCCTCTAAAGACAATGTTGGGTCAGAAGCTGGCGTTCCAAACACTGCGTTGTAAGGCAACTGTCTCTTCTTTCCATCTGCTGTAACTATCCCTTTAAATGTATCAGCCATTGTTGTTTGCCTCCTCCGTTGCTTTCAAACTCACATAGCCATCTGCGTCCATGTTAAGTCCAACACCCTTATCGGACAGGTATGTCTGGACTGCTTCTGCTATAGCTTCTTTACTGGTTCCTATTCCGTCTACACAAAGTTTATACAAGTATTTTTCTTTCCTCGTGATCGGCTTTGGGAGTTCGCCCGTGTAATCGCCTGTCAAGTACGCAAGATATTTTTCTTCCCTTGTTATTGGTTTATCTGCCATCTTTTTACTCCTCTCCGAATAGTTTTGGCTCGTCTGGCTGAGCTTCTTTGACCATTGCTTTTGCTTCTTCCTCAGTCATTCCCTCAAATTTCACGAAATACAACCATGCCGGAACCTTGCCGGTGGTCACATACTGCCACCATCTTGCACGGTCGTTTTCTCGCACATACAGGATATCTCCGAAATCATAATTGACTTCATAAGCTCCGACAGGTGCAAGCCCGTACAGGTCAGCGTAAACGTTCAGTGCGTAGATTACTTCATCCAGACAGGATTCCAGTTTGTCACGTACATCTTTGATAAACTGGACTGTCCTCTGCTGTTCTGCTTCTACTCCTGTAGCTGTCTGAATGCCGCTAGATTCATTAAAAACAAAGTATCCGTTAGAGAATCCAATCTTGTACCCTAACTGGCTTAAAAGGGCATTTATGCCGGTTATACGGGTATCTGTGTTGAGCTGTGGATTAATTTCTTGGTAAAACTCTTTCTCGTCCTGCCCGAATACATTCTTGACAAAGTGCGGTAAGTTCATCTCATTCCGTCTGTTCTCCATGCCCTGTGGCGACATGGCTGATACAGGCGTGTCGCTTGGCATCAGCAGTCTATCATCTAACAGAGCAATCTTCTGAGAATCAAAAATTTCTCCGGCATTACGGCTGTATGCAATGTCGAGGTCTTTTAACTCTTCAATGGCTTCAGCGAATATTGGAAGTCCAAGCGGTGTACTGATATCTACATTATTTGCCTGTGGTGTCCGAAGTACTCCGTACAGAGGTCCATCTAGCTTCTCACCATTTGCTTTGAGAATCGGTGGTGTATCTGCCATAAGGTCAGCCCATTTGGTTTGTTTAAGGTCAATTTTATCACCGATTGATTGAGGGGATTTTGATACATAGGCTCTGTTAGAAACGTAGTACGGGTAGGTCGTCACGCCGTCCACGGTGGTCTCAACAAACCTATGATATTCAAGCCGTGTATAGTATTTCCGACCAACAGTGTAAGAATCCTTGAATATAATCCCCTTAATTTCCTGATTATCATAGTCCACAATCATCACATCTGCCGGAGTGAATATGTCAAGGCTCTCACCGTTTGGCTTGATGAATACTGTTCCATAGGCACAGCCATATTCTACCCAGTGACGAATCTGGAAATATACCTTGTCGATCTGCTCCTGCAGCCACGTAGCTCTTGCGGATCCGTCTATCTGAATGCCGATCGCCAGTGTTGCGAGCCGAGCTGTTTCTGAGCAGACAGATTTCGCGAAATTAATCGTCTTGATATTGTTCTTATCATCTAACCATTCCGGCGCACCTCTGTAGATGTTCGCACACCGGTTAATCAGTGATTCCATTTCTGGAAATTCTGCTGCCTGGATATTGAAGTCCTCTTCAGCTTGTTTTTTGAATATCATGTTAAACCACCTTTTTAGTGTTGTTATAAGTCCCATTATGCACTATGTCCTCTTCTCATTGACAATGGACTTGTCGCATACCTGAGAGAATCTATCCAGTGATCGTTACCATCCGGATAATCTGCGATAACTTCTCCATTGCTATCTACTTCATGTTCATAATTTATAATTTCCTTGTATGCTCTAGGTGTTCGTGCCGGATCAATGACTAATGTTCGGCACTGTAACCACTCAAATGTATATTTGCGGCTTCCCGGTGTAACAATGGCCCTACGTGCTGGAAGCCCTGCATCTCGGAAGTCAATAATACTTTCTTCTTCATCAACTCCGCAAGATATTGAATAATCATCATATCCTTTTTTCTTTATCTGGTTAGCCATTGCTGTATTTCGAATTTTACATCCGCCAAGCTCATCCAGCAGAATAACTTTGTCCTGATTAGGTACATAAGCCACACGGATAAACGCTTTGGGATCCGGATACCATCCCCAGTCTTGTCCCTGATAGACACTTTGATACTTCTGAATTTCTTCGTCTGGAATCGTTCGGATTTCCAACAACTCAAAGATATTTGTACCGAGTCCGACAGGCAATCCAAGATATTCATGCTGATAGGCTCTTGGATTTGTCTTTTTAAGATGCTCCGCATCATCAAGGAATTGTTGACCAAGCCATTCAACAGGAACTGATCTGTAGTCACTCTTATGCCTGTAGCTGTCGTCTCGTGGCTCTTCTACATACACATTCGCCCAGTTGCTCCGGCTGATTGGCGGATTGAATGTCTTAAATACAACAAACTTACTGCCACCTCGAAGAACTGACTGCTGCACTGTACGAATTTCTTCAATGCCAGAAAATTCGTCAAGTTCCTCGAACCAGAGATACTTGAAATATCCCTTGCTTGCTTTAATAGATTTAGTCTTTTTTGCCTTGTCCAGTCCTCTGAATATGATTTTCTGTCCAGTAGGCTTATAAGTGTACTGCATAGGGCTTACACTGGTATCCCACAAGTCATTAACTCCAAGTGCATCAATTCCCCATGCTATCTGTTCATACACAGATTCTCGGAGTGTATTTCCAACTTTTCGGAATATGACTGCATTAGTTATTGATCCATTAATAGCATCTTGCATCATCTGGAAAGGAATCATAACACCTACAAAAGATGATTTAGTTGATCCACGTCCTCCATACAAATCATAATAAGTGTGCTTGCCATCCAGAATATCCCAGAATACATTGTAAAAAGCTGGAGCTATAATTTCATTCAGATTAATCGGATTTTCATTCATTCTGTTTCTCCGACCTCGGAATATTATTCACAATCGTAATCTTTCCATCTCCAGAATCATCATTTTTCTTGTCAGCATCCCATCCCTTAAAATTATTTCTCAAGCTGAACTGAGCACCATTTGAACCGTCACGATCAAATAATCTTTCTTCTGTATACTGTTCCACTCTGGCTTTCGCGCGCGTTATCGTGTCCATGAATTCTGCTTTTCCCTGATAGTTTAAAAGGCTATTAAAGCCAAGTGCCAAAGCAAGCCCTGTAACGGTCGGAGGGTGAACGTCTACGAATATGGGTGAACCAAATTTATTAAATATTTGCTTTCCCTTACTATCAGTCAAAGGATAGCCTTTGCAGTTTTCAAAATACTGTTCTATTTTATCTTCTATTTCTACGGCACTTGTGTACATTGGTGTCATTCCCACGTTCTCACCTCCAACTGGCTATAAAATCCCATAGTAACACTTCTGAGTATATTCTATCACAGGTCAGCGGAAAAGTTGTGGTACATGTTTGATGAATTTTGCGTTAAAAAAGAGCCGGTAAATACCGACTCTCTAATTTTATAAACATATTTATTTTTCTTCTCTCAATGCATATTCTCTAAATCTATTTGAGCATTGCTCAAAATCATCATCTTCTCCAGAACAGCTATATGTTTTCTGACATTTCACACAATCAAATAAAACTGATGTATCTATCAATCCCTTTGGCATATCCGTGGATCCGTCCAAAACCGATGCAAACTTTTCAAATTTCTCAACGCTCATATTTTCAATTTGTTTTACTATATTTTGTTTCATTTTATCGATGTTTTTCATTTTTACTTTCTCCTTTTTTTCTTTAATTATATTTCAAAATCATATCATTTTCAATTATTCTATTCGTTTTCCTGTAGTTTTCTGATTACCTCGCCTTGATCTCCCGGACACCCCACGAAACACTCCGGACAATGTTCGTAGAATGTACATCTGATGCAGTCATGTGGACTGATTGAGCTGCAATATTGATGCAGTACTGCGAATGCTGATACGGCGAACTGTGGGGTTACTTCTGGTGTAAGTTTGTCTGACATATTTATTACTACTCCAAACATTTTTCTTAAACTATGCTGATAATTTTTCACTGTTCGTTCAAGAGCACTATAAGTTGGTCTCAGTTTACATCTTTCTTTGTACCCGTCACATTTAGTTCCGAATAGAATAGTGTTTCTACATATACCGTCTTGACTAGCACAACATTTATTCATTTCTTCATCTCCTCCAACTTCTTCTCTATCGGATTAAAAATATTTTTATCCTCGTTTGGTTTTATACTTTGCGTATTTTGATTCTCCAATACAACCTTCGTATAATTTTCGCAAAGCAGAGCCAAGACCATTCTCCATGTCTTCGTCTACTTGTTTTGCTGTATCAGAAGCATTGCCTAAAATATCAGTTGCTTCAAACACATAGCTTCTTACCATGCTTAATTCTCTATCCGTAAAATAAATGTTTCTTCCCATTTTGTGCCTCCTTAAAATTAAATTTAATTTCTGAATTCCTCCAACTTCTTCTCTGCTTCTTCACGGGTGAAGAATAAAAATTTGCCAAGACGATCATAATAATTTCCAATCCGAATATATCGCAAATCAACTTCGACTATATAATATTCTTCCCTGCTATCACATTCACGTTCACAACTATAGATTTCACATTTATTTCTTCTCTCACCGTATTTAGTGCATTTTGTCCATCTATAGTTTATTTGATACAATACTCTGTTTAAATCGTCTGGTAATCTCACAAGTAAGCCCTGTTCTTCTAACTGCTCGTATTCTGCCAGCTTTTTGCAAGCGTCAATCATAAGACTACAATTATCGTCTAAGCATTCTCCCATTCCGCAACATGGCTCTTCAAAACATTTAGGATAATACGCATTGCCTATTTCGGATATCTTTGTTAATCTCTCCATCTACTTCGCCTCTTCCATCTGGCTTT